AACAGGGCAATGTACTTAAAATGAAACTACAAATATTAGCAGGATTGGCATTACTTTACATTATTGCAGTATTGACAACAGAAAAAGAAGAAACATATATTTATAGACAAATGGCAAACCAGGAGGAAAAATGACAAAGCGAGAATTTATAAGGATATATTGTAAAGAATCGGAAATAACATGGAAAGAGCTAAAAAAAGAAGTCGCATGCCTGCCATGCAAATGCAGTGAAGAAGGGTGTAATGGATGGGCTATGGTGCACAATAACAAAGAATCAATAGATATGCATAATTATTTATACAATAGGTGATAACAATGAAAAAAGAAATGAGAGATAGAATGCGTGAAATTAAGCAATACGAGTATAACAAGTTAATAGGCAGCTCTCAAAATTACAATCAATCAGGCTTGGTAAATATTGATCCTGTATACGCTGACCAAGAAATAGAAAAAGAAGAAAATGGAAGGCTCTTGATATGCTGGATATTGGCAGCAACGGCACTATTCACTGCAAGTGGATTAATATTTATTATTAGCAAGGTGATGGAATGAACTGCGACTGCCATAAAGATTTGTTAAGAAGATTACAAGTATACAACATCATTCAGTTTCTTGATAATCCTCACCAGAACTGGCATAGAAAGATGATGATTAGAAAGTATTGGGCGCAAGATAATATTGAGTGTGCTGTATCTTGGATAGCAATATATTATTGTGTATGATTATAGGCACTAATGAACAATAAGGAATTAGTAATGCTTTGATTGCAGACTTAGCATTATTATTAAACCGCTCCTTGCATAGTGGGAGTATTCCGAATAGACTATGCACCAACCCCCGTAACAGGGGTTTTTTATTGTCTAAAGAATTTGACATAAATAATTTACTATGCTATATAGCAAATATTATGTTATAATGTATCAATAGAAACTTAACTATAGAAAATAAAGGATCTTTACACAAAGATAGTATATGGCATTTGAACCAGGACATAAGAAGATAGGCGGAAAGGAAAAAGGAACTCCAAACAAGACAAGCAGGAGCTTAATAGCACAATTAGACGAGCTAGGGATGGCAGAAGGTAAAGATCATCCTGTTATATGGATGTATAAAGTAGCTCACGGATTGATTAAGCTTGATCGTGTTATTGATGATGTTGTTATCCCTGATGCAGCAACACCAGAACTAAAGGTTAGTTGCATGAAAGAAGTGGCTAAATACGTAAGCCCACAACTTAAAGCAATTGAGCATAGCGGCAAGGTAGACCAAGCAATTACATATTTAGAATCCATTGATAAGGATATATGAAGTTAACCGATAAGCAGAAGGAAGCACAAAAGATACTGGCTAATCCTTCAGATCGCATATTAAACTTCATGTTGTTTGGTGGTAGCCGTTCAGGCAAGACATTTCTTTTAACGCGTAATACAGCAGTAAGAGCAATTAAAGCTCCTGGATCAAGACATTCTATTAATAGGTTCAGGTTTAACGCATGTAAACAGTCAATAGCGTTAGAGACATTCCCAAACGTAATGGCTAAGTGCTTTCCCAATGTAGCTTATAAGATTGATAAAACAGATTGGTATGCCAAGTTCGATAATGAGTCAGAAATATGGTTTAACGGACTGGACGATAAGGAAAGAGTCGAGAAAGCATTGGGTAAGGAATATGCAACAATCTACAATAATGAGTGCTCTCAAATCCCTGTATCATCCAGAGACATAATGCGCACACGCCTAGCACAGAAGATAAGTGATATAGAAGGCAACCCGCTTAATCTTAGAGAGTACAACGATTGCAACCCGCCTAATAAGCTGCATTGGTCATATCTTAACTTCATACGCAAGCTTAACTCAGAGACTAAGCAAAACCTTCCCAATCCTGAGGACTATTTTAGTTTCCAGATGAACCCTAAAGACAACATGGAAAATATAGCGCCTAACTATATTGAAATGTTAATGAGCCAATCGGCAAGAGTGCAACGGAGGTTTTTACATGGTGAATTTGCAGAAGCCAACCCTAACGCGCTTTTTGATGAGTCTAGTATTGATAAGTGGCGTGTTGTGGATGGAAACCTACCTGATTTTGTCCGTGTTGTGGTTGCTGTTGACCCTTCCGGTTCAGGTGATACAGATAACGCTGACAATGATGCAATAGGAATATGCGTAGCTGCATTGGGTACAGATGGCAATGGTTATCTGTTGGAAGATTGTACCGTTAAGTGTGGACCTAAAACATGGGGTGATATTGCCACTAGCGCATTTGATCGTCATAACGCTGATGTTATTGTAGCTGAGATGAATTTTGGCGGTGAGATGGTAAGACACGTTATACAGACAGCAAGGCCACGTACACCATTTAAACCTGTTAGTGCTTCGCGTGGTAAATGTGTGAGAGCAGAGCCGATTAGCGCATTGTATGAGACGGGTAAGATCCGGCACGTTGGTTATTTCACAGAATTAGAAGATGAACTCTGTGCTTTCTCCACTATTGGCTATACAGGCGATAACTCACCTAACAGAGCTGACGCTGCGATATGGGCTTTCACTGAACTATTCCCAGGTATCGTTAAGCCACGAATAGAAAGAGTAGATAGTGCTATATTCAAGCCTAAATTTACAGCTAAATCATCATGGATGGCAAGATGAAGAAATCTATCGTTGAGTTAGCTAAAGAGCGTGATGACTATTGTAAGTCTTATTATGCGACCAGTAGAGAGCTATCGAGGGATGATATTGCTTTTGTCATGGGTGACTCTGACAATATGTATCAATGGCCTGATGAAGTAAGGAAAACAATAGACGGAAAAGTTACGCTTACAGTCAACATAACAGCGCAACACTGTAATGCGATAACGAATAACATTCGCATGAATCGCCCTCAATCTAAAGTAATCCCTCAAGATGGTAATGCAGATAAAAAGACTGCAGAAATTATGGAAGGATGGGTTAGGTCGGTACAGTCCTATAGTAACTCTGATGATGCTCATGATTGTGCAATGGAGTTTAGCGTATGGGGTGGCGAAGGATATTGGAGAGTAACGCTTGATTATGAAGATGAGAACTCATTTAACGAAGTCCCATTCATCAAGCCTATACAAGACCCTAGCATGGTTTATATTGACCCATTTGCACAGGCATTAGATAAGAGCGATGCACGATACGGATTTATTAAGTGCATTATCCCTAACGATGAATTTGACAATGACCCTGAGTTTTCAGGAGTACAGCGCGAATCATGGCCTATCGATGGCAATTGGGTAATGAAAGATTCAGTCGTGATAGCTGAATACTTCTATTGCGATGAGATCAATGACACCTTAGAAATGTATCAGGATGGTACATCAGGGCTAAAGTCAGAGAATAAAGAAATAACTTTACCAGATGGCACTGTTCAGCCGTCAAAGCCTTTAGCATTAAGCAAAGATGGAAAGCCAATAAAACGTAAGACTACCCGCAAACAATGGTACTGGTGCAAGCTGGTAGGTGGACACAGTGAGCCAATACAAAAACGTATGTGGCCTGGTAAGTATCTTCCTATTGTTGGCACATACGGAAAGTCTTACAATATAGACGGTCAGCACGTAGTTAAAGGCGTTGTAAGGGATTTAAAAGACCCTGCACGAATAGTCAATTACTCATACAGTGCTGCAATAGAAACGGTGGCACTACAGACTAAAGTACCATTTATTGCCAGTCATGAAGCGATTAACGGATTTGAGCGGGAATGGGCACAAGCTAACACATCTAATGATCCTTATCTTCCGTACAATCAGTATGACGGTGAAGGAAAGCCAATAGAGAAACCAGAGAGACAACAAGCGGCAGTTATGCCATCTGCTCAGTTACAGCTATTATCTATCTCTATTGAAAACCTCAAAGAAGCTTCGGGTCAACATGCCGCAGTATTCGGTCAGTCTGGCAATGAGTCAAGCGGTGTAGCAATACAGCGTAGAAAGCAACAAGGCGAAGTAGCGACATTTCACTACCCTGACAACCTAAGCCGCGCGTTAAGATATGAATGTGTGATATTACTTGACTTAATGCCTAAAGTGTGCACAGAAGAACAGATAGTAAGAATATTAGGCTTAGACGGTAAAGAAGAGCAAGCCAAGCTGCAGCCTAATCTACCTCAAGCTTTTGCTGAAACCTCACGTCAAGACTTAAAGGGTATATTTAACCCTGCTGTAGGCAAGTATGATGTAGCAATCACTACAGGGCCTAGCTATGCAACACAACGGCAGGAAACAGCCGAAATGTTAAGCAATCTGGCACAGAAAGACCCACGATTTATGGCTATTGCTGGCGATATATTCTTTAGGGCACTGGATGTGCCATTAGCTGAAGATTTAGCCAGAAGATATGAAAAAACCATTGATCCTAAGTTAATGGATGATACAGAAGATATGCCTATACCTCCACAAGCCCAGGCACAAATGGCTGAAATGAACGCAGCACTTGAACAAGCCGCACAAAAGGTTCAGCTTATGGATTCAGAGTTTCAAAAACTCATGGATGAAAAGGCTAATCTTGAAGCACAGGCAAGAGACGCTAAAGCTAAGGCTACAATGAGTGACATTGAAGCTAAGGAAGCTAAAAGTTTATTGACCATTGGCAAAGCATCACAAGGCATGAAAGAAGAAAGCGACGATTTAAATCCTGATATAGAGGAAATAATGTACAGGATAGCTGAACAAGAAACAAAACAGGATGCCATGCTTGATGGTATCTATCGATTAATGGAAGTTGTAGCCGCAAAGGTTGGGGTTACTGAAGAAACTTACCCAACAGAATCAATAGAGGAAATGCAATGAGATTAAGCCCAGGTCAAAGCTTAGGTGTAAGCGGTATCAGTAGTTCAGGTGCAACTGTATCATATAATTTTACAGAAATTAGTTTGGTTACTAACTCTCCTATCAGAATAGGAAGTGATACCCTGTCTAATGTCATTGGGAATAAAGTTGTAATTACTGCTGGCATCAACCCTATAGAAGTAACATCATTTAATGTTTCGTCAAATAGTCAAGAAAGCATAGCGATACAGCTAATATCAGGTGCTTCTAGTGAAGATATAGCTAGCGGTGTAATAGACAAGCTTAACGATTGCAGCCTTGAAAATAATATATGGTTATTTAGTCCACTTCAGCCAAATGATGCAAGTCAAGCCGTCGAAGTTGTAAGATTGTCGGTAGTGTCTTCAGCGACAGACGCAACAAATAACGTAAGCGCAATAAATACAGCTATCCAAAATTTCAACAACATTATTATAGTTGGACAGGGCGTTGCAGAAATAAATGGGCGTGTTGTCCAACGTAGCAATACCGTTGTATCAATGCAGAAAGGACTTAAATTAAAACAAAGAGACAACACGAACTCTAATAATTTATGGGTTACTGATGCTTACGACACAATGTCATCACATGCGACCGTCACGCCAAGCTGGACTTCAGGGCATCTATTTAACCTTCAATGGACAGCTCATGAAGTTGTTACCAATGATTCAGTTTGGATTCGCGCTGATACGTTGACAGCAACAAGCACAACACCAGAATACTTAGGTGTTTTTTCGGTAGAATCAGTAACGGACGCTGATAACATTGTATTACGCACAATCAAGCCTCCTATAGCTGCACCTCAAATTACAGGCGGTGTGTTCAAAGCGGTAAAAGCCACCACTAATTTTGTAATGGAAGATATAACCATTGACTACAATACAGCAAATAACACAGCCCCATCTTTAGACACAGGAAGGCATTGCGTTGTTATTGGGGGCGCTTCAAGATTTGAGCTAAATAGATTGAATATCCAAAATGCAAATAAGTATTGCTTATGTATTGGTGGTGTTACCGCGTTTAAAGTAAAAGATTTTACGTATGATTCTAACTCTGACGGTATCAAAGTTTATGGGCCTTGCTGGGGTGATTGGGTTGTCGATGGAATAAGGGGGCAAGGTAAAGACGACATAATCTCGGTACACACAGGAGAGGATCAAATATTATTTAGTCAATATAGATTCGTATTCGGCAATGTTTTTGATGGCGTGGTAAAGAATGTATTTGCTAAGACGACCGTTGGGGCTATAGCCACATACACATCAGATAACGAGTTTATGGACAGCATAACGTTTAAAGATTGTTCTGTAGATACGAATAGTTATTGTTTCAAAGCTTTCACTGCTTATACAACAGGAAAAGGGGGGACAATAACTCTTGATAATGTCACCGGCATAAATAGAGCCGGAACGGCATGTATAAGCTTCCAAAAGCCTCAATGGCAAACAATAAATATTATAAATTGTCGGCCTCTTATGCTGCATACTCGATTTATTGAGTTTGTGTTAAATGGTTCTGCTAAAAATATCAATATCGATAAAATAACGGCTGATGTAGCGTTCCCTACTACTGGTTTACAAGTACCTGTAATGGTAGATCAATACACGATTGACATACTCACGGTAACAAAGTCTAAGTTCAAGAAAAATGGGACACAAACGATGAGGGTTGTTAACCTCAATCCTCTATCTGCGGTTAAAAAATTAATTGTCGAAGGCAACCAAATAAACACAGTAGACGTTGTTACAGTTGGATCAGGATTGGCCTCTGTACCAAAGCTAAATGCTAATGGGAATGTCTTTGAATCTGCGACTCAAGTGTTTAGTTTGGCATCGGCGGCTGATTGTTATGCTAACAATAACACGATGACAGGTGTAACCGGAGGGGTATTACGAGCCAACGGTACTTTTGCAGCAAGCTTAACAACAGACGGGCAAAACACTTTAGTTTCTGGAAACTGGTTTGTCATTCCATCGGGGACTCCTACTCTAACTTTTAAAGGCGAAGATATAGCGATTGATGTCGGCGCAACTGGGGTTTCTAGGACAGCCGGTGCTAAGTTAAAGAATACAGCGGCAGGGCGTGGTACTTTAGTTCAAAATGAATTAGTAGTCTGCGACACAACAGCAGCCGCTAATAGCTGGCATCAAGTAACCGTACCAACAAACGTATTCTAAAGGAAACTATGTTACGGCTGGATGGGCTGAGTAAAACAATTTTTAAGCGACTAGACGCATTCTAGGTTTATTTAAGGTGTAAAAATGGAAGAAACAGAAGTTACTGAACTCGAAAATCAGGAAGCCGAAACCCAAGAGGTAGAAGCAAAGACAGAGCGAACTTTTACGCAAGCTGAACTCAATGCTATTGTGCAAAAGAGGGTAGCTAAAGCTGAAAAGAGAGCGATGGCGCAACAAGAGACTCCAAAGATAGCGCAGCCTTCAAAATCAGATTATGAGTCGGAAGATGAATGGTTAGACGCTAAACTTGAATGGAGAGAGCAACAAAGGGCTTTAGTTAAGGAATCAACCAGCTTTATAAAGAAGTCGGAAGATGCTTATAAAAAGGCCGAAAAACTACCTGAATTTGACAGGGAAACTTTCAATGATTACTTGGAAGATTATGAAAATGTAATCAAACCTGAATTCATCAGGGCATTAGTGGATAGTGATAAAGCTCCAGAATTGATGGCTTATATCAACATGAATCCCACAGAACTAAATAACCTTGAGGGCTTAAGTTCTGCAAGGCAAGCGGCTTATATTGGCAAGCTTGAAACAAAGTTAGAAAAAACAATGAAAGAGCCTAATGACCCTATGACAAGTGCAAGGGGATCAGGCACTAATGAAATTAACCCGCTCAAAATGAGTCCTGAACAATACCGCGAATATAGAGCGAAACAGGGCGCAAGATGGGCAAGATAAGGAACTAAAATGGCTAATACTTTATCAGCGAGTGCTCTAGTTGCTCGTGAATCAGTACCAGTACTGAAAAACCTACTTTCTTTTAGTAAGAAAGTTAACCGTAAATATGAAGATGAATTTGCCGGAGCTGGACGTTATTCGCCAGGGCAAACCATCAACATCAAAAGACCGCCACGTTATACGTATCGTGCTGGTCGCTCTGCTATTCCTCAAGATACCGTTGTATCAACTATCCCATTAACCTTGAATCAAGGTGGTTGTGATATTTACAACACTGGTCTTGATTTAACTGTATTGTCTAAGGCATTGGATAAGCAGTTAGAAGCGGCTTTGGCTACTGTTGCCAATGAAATTGACCGTCAAGGATTAGAAATGGCTCGTTATTCTGCATTTAACGTAATCAATCCTACTGGAACAGTGCCTAGCACACAAGCATTGGCTGTAGCTGCTGCAACTGATTGTTATGCTAGATTGTCAGAAATGGGCGCTCCTAAAATGGATCGCTGCTTTATTGCTAATCCAAAGACAAACGGCTATCTAGTTGCTGGTATGTCTGGTATGTTTAACAGCGTTTCAACAATTTCAGGCCAAAACCAATCAGGCGAAATGAAAAACGCTCTAGGTTTTGATTTTGGATGGGATCAAAACGTCAACGTGCATACTAACGGCGCTGCTACTGCAACCAACATTAACGGTGCAAACCAAACTGGCTCTAGCATTACTGTTGTGGCTGTTGCTGGTGGTACTTTGACAAAAGGCACTATTATCACGTTGCCAGGTGTATTTGCAGTTAACCCACAAACACGGGTGACTACTGGTTCATTGGCTAACTTTATTGTTACTGCTGATGCTTTGGCAGGCGCAACTACAATAAACATTAGTCCTGCTATTGTTACCTCTGGTCAGTTCCAAAACGTAACAGCAAGCCCAACAACTGCCGCCCCTTATGTTATTCAAGGCGCTGCATCTACCTCATACGCTGCTAACATAGCTTATGCTGAGGATG